TGGAATCTCAAAGTCGGCTGCTGCTGATTTATTATCTGCGCAATGTTCACTGGTGATTTTTGATCCTATTTCTATGCACAGTTGAGCACAACGAAATCCCGAACTTATGATTAGAGGCCTGTCGAAATGACTACGGATCGGTTGCAAAATATTTACTGCCAATGCTTTTAAATTTTCTATTTGCATTGGTGATGGATTGTTATTAATGCCTTTACGTTCGGCAACTTGACTTTTAATAAGCTCGTCCAAGCTTATATTAGCTGTAAGTTTCATTTTCTATAATTAAGTATACCGCCTGATATATCTGAAAGTCCAGTCTCTCGATTTAAATATTTATATTCTATTTTTGTTAATTCAAAATCTTTTGCAATTTTTTTACAAATATCATTTTCATTAAATTCACCACAAGAATAAACATCTAATTGAATTAATGCAGGGACTGGTTCATCCCAAGTATGCATTACAATGTGTGATGTTTCAATAATAGCGGCCACCGTTAAACCTCTATTACCAGGGACATCTAAGTATTTAGCATAAGGACCCATTAATACTTTCATCCCTATACTATCTACAAAGTCTCTCATCCAATCTACGATATGTTCTTCGTCCTTTGGAGGCCGTTTAGACTCAGCACGTATAATTAAATGTTTATGAACAAGTAAACTATCTTTCATTTTTTACTTTTACAGTAAAAAAACCCTTCAGTCTATACTTGTCCCTTTCGGATTTAGTGCAACCCGTAATACTTACATAGACAATTGCCAACATTAAAAATATAATTAAATACTTCATTATTTTTTCATTATTAATTTTTTAATAGTCTTACTTCCATCTGAGTTTATGTCTATTTCAACTTCTGTTTCTATACATTGAATGCTTTTATTTTGCATACTCATATTACGAGTAAGTAATCTTTTATGTTTTAAACATTCAGATATTGAGTCTTGGATTCTATGTTCCATTAATTTATCGTTAACAAAAAATAATAATACTACGGTCATTTCTATCATACGAATCTACCTTTATTGGGTCCTTTTTTAATCATATATTTAGAGGTACCATTAGCACCAATATTGACTTCTTTTCTTAACATTTGAAAAAGATCTTTTTGTTTTTCTGATTCCATTTTTTCTTGTGCATAATGAATCATTTTATATTGATTTATTTTATCTCTATCAGCCATTATTTCATCCTCCAATACTCAGTTACTTGTTTCCATTCACATTCAGCATCCTCACAAGTGTAATCATACTCTTGAAAGGTACCTGCATTAATGCCCGTTTCCGTTTCCATTGCCATTGCTAAATTGAATATCTCTTGTTGCGTCTTTAAGCTTTTCAACATCTTTTTTTAACTTTTCAATTTCCTTTTCAGCCTGCATAAGCATAACTTTTACGTGCAGGTTTTCTTCTAATATCTTTTGTTGTTTTTCAGTATCTTCTGCCAGGGCTTCTAATAAAAAAAATTGTTCTTTATCGACAGGTACTTGATCTGCTTTTTTTAATAAATCAGCTTCCATTAACTGAAGTCTTGTTTCAAGTGTATTGAGGGTATTAGTCATACCAATATACATATAGACTGCAAAACCTGCGGCAGCAATGATCATCCCGATCGTTTTCAGATCGGTCTTTACGGCCGTCTCTTCATTTATCTTAGACATAACTATTTATAGAAGCCTTTAAAAACCCAATCTATAAACTTCTGCCACTGTTTTTTAATCCAGTTCATCCTATCTCCTATTGTAGTTTCGATATGAAGACAATGAATACAAGGACAGTGGTAGCCAATACAGCTTGCTGAATTAACATATTTACCTTGACCTTTACAGTGACAAGGATGTCCACACATACATTTAGCCATTATCTACATTTCCATCTTCGTCTTGCTTGTCTTAGTCTAGAATTTGGATCTCTCGCAGCTTTTGGAAACATCTTCATTTGACCTGCACTTCTAGCACAGAATGATTTACGTCTCGCTGCTCTTTTCTTTCCAGGATTCTTTTCCGTAACAGCTGTACTTAACTTAGAGCCAGGGTTCTTACGTCTATACGCCATAACCCCAGCTTGAGTCATTCCCGCTCCACTTTTTGTAGAACGAAAATTTTTTTTATTTCTAGGAGGCATACCTCCTTTAGAAAAACCTAGTATGTCAGCATAATACTCGTTCATTAGTATTAGCCATTGTTACTTGTTAATTCAGGTCCACTATATTTATCTGTTAACACAGTAACAGCTGCAACGTTAGTCATTGTTGAAATAAAAATACCTTTTGGAAATAAAATTCCATCTTCAGGTAATGAGAAGTTAACTACATCTCCTGCAGGTACATCAACAGTGAATAAATTTGCTCCAGTTTTAGAAGTTGTTGTCATAACAACAACTCCAGAGCTAGCGGTTACATTAGCAGCGATTACACCTTTAAGTCTTACTGGAGGTGCAACAACGGCTACCGTAGAAGCTTGTACTGCTCTAGTTGCTTGTATATCAGCTTTAAAGCCCATTTTTATTCTCCTTAGTTTGTGGCTCCCGAAGGAGCCACTAATTAATTATTACGCTACTGCTGCGCCACTGTTTGAAACAATGACCCAACCGATTGTATTAGCCCAAACTAAACATACTGTGTCATTAACATCAGCAAAAGCCATATTAGTTCCATTAGCAAAAGTAGCTGGAGTAACTGTAGCAGTTCCACCACCGTCAACAACCATAGTAATGATTTTCATTTGACCAACAGTTGTTCCATCAGCTAAAGTCACTGCAGCAGCACCTGCTCCTGTAGTTAATTCAGTAATTAAGTTTGTAACATCAGCGGCACCAGCACCAGATAGAGCTTGAACTCCACCTGTAATAGTTTTGCCGTATGATGCATTTGTCGTAATAGCACCTGTAGTGCTATTTTTTGTAATTGATTCAAAACCATTTTCCGATCGGACTGGTCCTGAAAAAGTTGTATTTGCCATAATATATCTCCTGTATAGCGGTTATATCTTGCAGTCTCTATACCGTCTGCCTAGTCAGTCTGCAAAATTATTTTTCTAGGTATTTAGATTATACATAAAAAAAGGGCGGCCATAAAGACCGCCCTTAAATTTAATACTTATGCGTTAGTATTATGTTGGTAAATTTCCGTTACCAAATACACATCTAGGGTCAGACCAACCGAAGCTGTATCTTTCTCTAGCTTTGAATCTAACGTTACCTGTATCAAAGTCACCTTCCATAGCAGTTTTAACTGGACTTCTTACAAAGTGTTTAAAACCGTTAGGCGCATCAGTCATAATAAAGAATGAATCTGTGTCAGTTAAAAAGTTATTAACTCTGTAACCTTCAGGTATCATACCCATATTAACTATTGCGTTGATGTCATTGTCTGCAGTACCAACTCTTTGAGGAGACTTCATTAGTCTTTCAGCAGTAAATTGTAATTCTTTTGGAATTATCATTTTTCTACCAGAAAGAGCAATTTTTAAACCTCTCTCATCAACGAAACTTGCAATGTCAATCAAAGATTGTTCCAATGATGTTTCGTTTAAGTCAGCGGCTGTAGCTAATACGTTTGAGAAAGTGCCACCAGTTGCAAGTGGGTGTGCAGAGTTAATTAATGAAACTCCGTCACCGCCATTGTAACCAGCAGTTTTCTGAGCGTTGTTTAGCACAGAAGCAGCTTTGACTTGTTTAGTGTTTGACATAGATCTTGCAAGAGCTCTTGTGTATCTTGCAGCTAATCTGTCATACAGGTTATCTTCGATTGCTTCTTCAGTAATAGAAAATGCTAAAGCAATAGTTTCGTGTGTGTATCTAGCTGTGAAAGTTTCACCTGCTTGATCGAACACAACTCCCGCACCCTCTTGTTTAGTTGGTGCTGAAGCGAAACCGCTTAACATTACTTCTTCTTCAAAAGCTCTGTCAGATGTTTCAGACATAAAAATTTCAGCGTGCTGATTTTCATATCTGTTATATTCCAGGCCGAATAAAGCATTCAAACCTGGCTCTAGTTCTTTAACTAGTTGTGATCGTGATATCGCCATTGTTATTCTCCTTTATTATTTGCCTG